ATATTCATCAGAACAATGTTAAAAAGTAAAAAGTTATATTTTAAATTATATGAAAGAATTAAGATTTGTATGCGCACAACCAGCCACACTATATTACGCTTGGCAAGTTGAAGTAATGCTAAATAATTTTATGGAGATGGGTGTAAATCCAAACTTCATAGATATTGTATGTTGGAAACAAAACGGAGTAATACCTGAAGAATGGTCAAAGTTGGCTAACGGATATCCGGCTCGTTTCTTTTTCTATAACGATACGAGAGAAACCAAACATTACATTTCATCAATCAGACCTAATATTCTTAAACAACATTGGGCAGCTCATCCTTATTTAAAAGATGAAGCAATCTTCTATCACGATTCAGATATCATATTTTCTAAATCAATTTCTGAATGGATTAGTACTGATATAAGAAACGATGAAGAATGGTATGGTTCAGATACCCGTTGGTATATAGCACATTCTTACATAGTTGGCAAAGGTCAGCAGATAATTGATAAGATGTGTGAGATTATGGATTTGCCAGAATCATTGATTAGAGACAACGAAATGAACGCTATTGGTGCGCAGTATTTGATGAAAGGTGTTGATTATGAATTTTGGGATAGAGTTGAAAGAGATTGTGAACAATTATTCAAACAGGTAACTGAATTAAATAACGAAATCAAAAAGGAGAATCCTACTTATCACGAACTACAAATATGGTGTTCGGATATGTGGGCAGTTCTTTGGGGTGCATGGAGAAGGGGGTGGAAAACAAATTGTTTGCCTGAATTTGATTTCAGTTGGGGAACTTCATCAGAAGCGGATTATTTTAGATTAAACATTATGCATAACGCTGGTGTAACATCACCAAATGATGGACTATTTTACAAAGCACAATGGATGAGCGAATTACCATATGATAAAGAATTAAATATCAAAGAGAATACAGCAAGTAGAAGATATTGGGATTGGATACAAAAAACAGCATCTAAATCAGTATTGAAATGAATATAACCTATGCAACATATGGTGATGTTGATTGCTTAGATAAAATTAAATCGCTTATAAAGGGTGATAGATTGATTTTAAGAGCAGATAATAATTTGATAGGTGATACTAAGCCAGGCGTTATAAAGTGGCTAGAAATGGAAATAAATGGGGTTAGAGAGCGTATTATGGAAGGCTCTACATTTGTATATCCTAAATCGGAAACAAATAGACTAGGAATTTGGTATTCAAACGATACAACCAACCATCCGGCAGTAAAAAAATCATTAGAAACTATACAAATAGCAGCAGAAGGTAAAGCTGATATTGTAACGTGTGTTTGGAATAGAATAGATTCTAATCCATTTCACGAAGTAATTAGTTGGAATAGAAACTCATCACATTTAAATCAATTGTTGCAGATATTACAATGTATATACACTGCTAAAACAATGAATGATTATGAATATGTTTCGTTTTTAGAGCATGATGTAATGTATCCAAAAGGATATTTTGATTACCCTGATTTTGGTAGTGGTGAGATTTGGACAAATATGAATTATGGTGGTATAAATAAAGATGGTTGGCAACAAAGGGGACAAGATGATGAACCTATGCATCAGATGATAATGAGAGTAGATGATGCGTTAGAGCACTTTCATCACATATTAGGTAATGCTTTAGTAACTAATAGTGGTATGATAGAAAACCAAAATATGATACGAAAGCAATGGGAAGCACCAAATCAATCTATACACATCAATCACGGCTCACACTTTACATCACATTTTTCGATTTATAAAAAGGATAATTTAATAAGCACACATCCCTATTGGGGAAATCATTCGGACTACCTTCACTTATTTTAATAAAACTAAATGTTAAGTCTATATGATAAAAAATGTAATTGAACTATTATCCTTAAGCGATTATTATGGCGTATCTGAAAGAGTAGATATAGCTAAGGGGAAGAATGAACTACCAAATGGTTGGAAAGATGCTTTTAGAAAAATAAAAAGACATAATAAAACCAATAGAAAGGTAGTTACTTGGACAAGTATATGGGATAAAATAAAGAATACCTATGGCAGAAAAAATTGAAGTAGAAGTTGATATTCAAACCAACATTGAACCATCAATAGCACAACTTAGAGAATTAAAAAAGCAGTTGAAAGAAACTGCGGTAGGTTCTCAGGAGTTTATTAATCTACAAAGACAGATTGATGATGTTAACGACTCTTTAGTAGGGGCAAGAGCAGGTGCGGGTAACTTCGCTGATGTATTGGGTAAACTACCAGGTCCTATTGGTGCTATTGGAAATCAAGTTGGTGGTACAATTGCAACTTTAAAACAATTTAGTGGTATTAAGATATCTAACATTCAAGCATCATTTGTAGAGTTAGGTAATGATATAGTTGATACTGCAAAGGGTATTGGTGAACTTACAGGTGTAACAAAAGTATATACCGTAATAAACGGATTCTTAGCAAAATCATTTACAGCAATTGGTATAGCAGAAGGACAGGCTGCAGTTGGTGCTAGAGCATTTGCAGCAGCATTAACCGCTACAGGTATTGGTGCTATCGTTGTTGCTATCGGTTTTGCAGTATCTGCTTTATCTGAAATGGCTACGGAGTTGTATAAAACTGCAACGGGTGAAAAGGAATTACAAAGAGCAATTGATAAAACAAATGCCGCATTAGAATCACAACAGGCTTTATTAGATTTAAACCAAAAATCAGCAGAGAATAGAAGAAAAGTTACACTTGCACAAATGAAAGCGCAAGGTAAATCTGAAGCTGAAATTCGTAAATATAATATCGACCAATCTTATGCAGATTATCAAGCTGCATTTGCTGCAGAGCAAGAAGCAGTAAAAACATATAATGAGAACTTAGGTAAAGTAGATGCTGAAACATTTAAGAAACTTCAGGATAATTTAGATAAGAGACAGCAGGCTACAAAAGATGCATACGCTGATTATTTGGCAACTGGCTATAATGCTAGAGCTGAAGAGCGTAAAGAAGAAGAGGCAGCAGCTAAAGAAGCAGCTGATAGAGCAAAGGCTAAAAGAGAAAAAAATCAGCAAGAGAAAGAAAAAGAAATTGAGGAACAAAGAAGATTAAGAGAGAGTGAATTAGCTGAAATCCGTAAAGGTGAAGAAGATGCGTTTAAAGCAACTTTAACTGAAAGAGAAAGAACTGAATATGAAATCAATCAGAAGTATTCATCATTAGTTGCAACTGCTGTAAAATATAATCAAGATACCGCATTATTAGAAGCAGGTAGACAGGCAGAACTCACAACAATGAGAACTAAGTTTGCCGAAGAAGATTCAGCTAAACAAAAAGAGATTGATGAGAAGAAAAAAGAAGAACTTAAAAAACAGCAAGAAGAAGAAAGAGGTATTATACTTACTGGGTTACAAGCTAAATTAGAAGATTTAGATAGACAAAATCAATTAGTTGAATTTGATTTTGAGCAGGATTTAGCTCGTTTAGCAGAACAAAGAAGTATCCTTGCAGAGCAGGAAGCAACTGAATTAGCTAATACAGAATTAACAGAGTTTAACAAAACAGAAATTCGTAAGAAATATGCTGATGCTAGAAAAGCTATAACTGACCAAGAGATTGCAACTGAAAAAGCAGCAACACAAGCTAAGCATGAAATAAATATGGCTTACTTAGGCCTATTCCAACAATTCGGAAATGTGTTAGGACAGGTAGCAGGAAAGAATAAAGCATTAGCAATCGCTGCTGTAATTATACAACAGGCAGCATCAATTGGACAGATTATCGCATCAACAGGTATCGCTAACGCTAAAGCAGTAGCAGCATCACCATTAACATTTGGTATGCCGTGGGTAGCAATCAATACCGTATCAGCAGGTTTATCTATTGCAGCATCAGTAGCTGGAGCAGTTAAATCAATATCTGAAATTAATAAAGCAGCTGCACAAGCTGGTGTGCAAGGTGGAGGTGGTGGAAGTGCCTCATCTGCACCATCAATTGCAGCACCGAGAGTAGCAGGAGCAGCAGCACCACAAATACAAACACAAGGTGGTATGAATCCAACTACACAAATTGCTGAAACAATATCTGTAGCAAGAGCACCATTGAAAGCATATGTAGTAAGTGGAGAGGTTAGTTCACAACAGGCTTTAGATAGAAGAACTAGCAGAGCAGCTACCTTTACTGGTGGATAAATAAATTTTTAAATGTTAAATAGGTATGATAAAAGATAACACAGAAGAATTATACGAACTAATCTTACAAGATGATGAAGATGGTGTATTTGCTAATTCTTTAGTAGAAAGTCCGGCTATTGAAAGAGATTTCGTTTGGTTAAACAAAGAAGTATCATTTCAATCAGTATCAGATGAAAAGCAATTAGTTGCTGGTCCTATATTAGTGCCGAATAAGAAGATACTTCGTATAGATGGTGAGGGTAAAAGATATCACGTATTCTTCACTCCACAGACCATAGAAATGGTTGCCAGAAAGTTTATGAAAAACAAATATGGTGATGAAGTAACATTAGAACATGGAAGTAAAACATCAGGTGTTTATCTTACTGAAAGTTGGATAATTGAAGAATCTAAAAAAGATAAATCAAACTTATACGGATTTACTTTACCAAAAGGAACATGGTTTGGAATATATAAAATAGAAGAACCTAAAGTTTGGCAGAAAGTTAAAGATGGTACATTCAGGGGTTTCTCAATCGAGGGACTTTTTGAACATAAAAAGAGTGATGTTAAACTTGCTTTAGAGAAGGATATAGAGGAGTTAACCGAAAATGAAGCGGAAGTATTACTAGGACAAATTAAAGCGCTTATAAAGAAGGATAAGAGGTATAAAGCGAAGCAGAGAATAGAGATGGAATCTTACTCTGATTATGGTAGTGGTATATCTAACAATGCAAAGAAGGGAATAGAATTAAATGAGAAGAATGGTAATAAATGTGCAACCCAAACGGGCAAAGTAAGAGCGCAGCAATTAGCAAATGGTGAACCCATTTCAGTTGAAACCATCAAAAGAATGCACTCATACCTAAGTAGAGCAGAGGTATATTATGACCAAGCTGATTCAACTTCTGATTGTGGCTATATTTCATATATGTTGTGGGGTGGAAAAGCAGCATTGGGATGGAGCAGAAATAAATTAAGAGAATTAGGATTATTAGAAGAGGCTGAAGCACAACCATCAATCAGCTCGACATACCCTGGTCAATCATCAACACAAAGAAAAAAGAAAGATGCTAAGTAATAAAACCATAATAGATAAATTAAAAAAATATAGATTAGCAGCTTGTCCTCCAGAAACGCAGGATATTGCTCTTAATCTAAAAAATAGACAGAACGCAATTGAAGTTGCTCATTATGGACCACAAAATCCAAATGAACCAAATGAGGATTATTGGAAAGCAAAAGCAGAACAATTTCATAGTGGAGATATAGAAGCAGCAAAAAAATCACTTTGTGGTAATTGTGCATTTTTTGATAAAACACAAAAGATATTAGATTGTATAGCAAGTGGTATTGGTGGTGAAGATGCATGGGATACAATTGATGCTGGTGACATAGCTTTATGCACCGCTTTTGATTTCAAATGTGCTGCAAAAAGAACATGTGATGCATGGGTCATTGGAGGCCCAATAACTGATTAATATGAATAGTAACTCCGTACATAGTAAACTACAACACTTCATATCAGCTGAAATAAGTTTCTCTGAATTTGAAGATATTCTAAAGAATCAGGCCACCCCTTCTAACCCTGTTAGAGTAGGTTGGATAACTGAAACTGGCAGAAAAAGATATTATGATATGTATTGGATAGATGGACCGATTGGTGATGGAATTGCCGGCGGTTCTGATACAAAAGCAGCAATGGATATGTACAATGTACCCGTTGTTGGATTAGATGGAGATTGGAGAACATTGGACTTTAATACAGTATATAAAGTTCGTTTTAATAATAAAACATATAAAGTAGATAACTAATGCCAGTAAATGTAAGAGCAGGCGAAACTGAACAAGAGTTCATCAGCCGTTGTATAGGAGAAGAAATAGCATCAGGTAAAGAACAAGATGTTTCAGCTGCTATTTGCTACTCATATTGGGAAAAAGAAAATATGAGTAAGATAAAAGATACATCAGCTAAAGTAATGGCTAGAGTAGCTTATGATACTAAATTCAAAGGTATTAATTTATTAGCTGAAGAAGGTGAAGACCCGTGCCAAAGTGGATACCGCCAATTGGGTATGAAGGATATGGGTGGAGTTTCTGTGCCAAACTGTATTCCGGAAGAAGACCATCCTGATTTTAAGGATTAGATTTATTTCGGCATTTATCACCATGCCATCTTTCATAACCAACACCTCTAGTTACAATATTACAATGAGGACATGTTCTAATGCGATTATTAAATTCTGAATTTTTTTTACCTAATGCTGATATGTGACCACTTTCAACATTTTTTTTACCTTGAATTGGACCTTGCTTTAATCCACCATTTCTAGCATTTTCTTTTACTTTTTCTGGGTTCTCTTTTACCCATTTTCTATAACCATCTAACATTGGTTCAATTGATGGGTTACCTTTTGTTACCCACTCATAACTTTGTTTATATGGAGTTGAATCTATTTTATATCCATATTCTTTTTGTAATTCTAATTCTCTTTGAGAAGCAATATTGATATCATTATGAGTTTCTAATAATTCATAATAATCGTATCCTTGTCTCTTTACTCTCGTTTTTGGTTGTGTAGAGCAACCTATTTTAACTCCTGGTATGTGATAAATGTAAAACATAACTAACTTTTGGTTTTTTATTTGTTAAAGATAAGGAAAAAAATTGTAATTACCAAATGGAAAATTTGTATTCAGTATTAATAACTGCAATCACAACTTTAGGTGGTGCAGCTGCATGGAGATACTATGAGAAGCGTGCACAAAATAGAGAGGATGATGAGAGATTCATCAGACACGATTGTCAAACTCGTATAATGAAGTTAGAAGCTCTATTAGAGCAGAGTAGTAAAGAGAAAGATGAAATGCGTGCAACTATATTACACCTTACAGCAGAGGTAGCTAAATTACAAACACAAGTACAATATCTAACAGATGGCAAAGGGAAAGGGCTCTAGTAGCATACAAAAGATATCGTTTGGTAAAAAGGTAACTGGTAAGGCCAGAAAATCCTACGGTCCAAAGGACCAAAGACCAAAAAAGTATAGAGGACAAGGCCGTTAATCAGAGAATAGCCAAACCGAAAATAAAGAAGGGTAGCCATAACAGCTACCCTTTCTTTTTTATATCTTACCTTTTTCTATTAGTTTGCAAATATTGAGAATCCTTTGTATTTCATCTTTGACTATATGTTTGAATGTGATTACATCATCATTTTCTTCCTTATCTGCTAGAATATCTTCTAACTCCCAAAGTGTATCTAATCGTTTTCTTAAATTAAATCTGAATTGCTCAATTAATTGTGATGTGTGTTTTTGTACCATTGTTTTAAAGTTTAAGGTTTATACTAAATTGTGTAATTCATCTAATCGACTTCGTAACCAATCTAATCGGAACTCATAGTTCTCTAATTCTAATCTATTATCATCTATAAGTTCATACCACCCCATTCTGGCTTCTTTACTTTGAGCTGAATGTAAATCGTTTTGTAAACGGTTGAGGGTGTTGTTGATTCTGGCAATGTTACCACGTGTATCAATGATACTATCTGCGAGATACATCATTAAAGATTCTGTTGTTGTTGGGATGTTTTGTACCATTTTGTTTTGATTTTAAAGTTAATTATTATTTAATAGATTTATATTGGTCATACAATTTTTGTAAAGCTGAACACTCTTCATATTCTTCTTTATCTATTAATGTTTGTAAAATAATTGGGTATGTGATATCAGCCCAATTCTCTGAATAATTTAGTGAAAAGTATTCATCACACTTATCAATTAAGATATTGAAAAGCGAATCTCCTACTTTTAAATCTTCTAATAAAGAAGGATTATTAATTTTAGAATGTAACACGTGAGTAAATGTAGTAATAAGGATATCATCTACTAAAGATTGATTACTTTCCATTTCTTCTTTTGAAGAAAAAAGAACTGATAATGGAAACACAATGTCTTTTTGATTAACGACTTCGTTTCCGTTTTTGTTAAGTAATAAAGTACTCATAACTGTTTTTGTTTGGATTTTCTCCCATTCCGGAGGTTTGTTAAAGTTTAAAGTTTATGTGTTAGGAACTGATACTCTATCAACCTAACAGAACAAATATACGAAAAAGTTAGCAAGTAGCCAAATATTTTAGCAAGTTTTTTTCAAAATTGAGCAAGTTTTTTATAACGTGTTGATTATCAATGAGTTACGCAGCAACTTTTTGCTTAATTTATAACGTGTTGATTATCAATGAGTTATGAAAATGGGGTATTTTGGGCATAAGAAAGCCCCCCTCGGAGATGGCACCAACCGCAGGGGGGCTATTTATATGAAAGTTGAAGGACACTGATGCAAAAAGTGTAGTAAATATCAGTATTAATTAAGTCCTTCTCCTTACTTAACATAAATGTACGAAAAAGTTTTACATTTTCCAAATATTTTTTTAAGCATTTTGCTTTTTCAAAAATCTTTCTTATATTTAATGTAAATGTCCATATAAACTCTGAACTCTAAACTTTTTTTACAATTTATTTGGAACTTTCAATTTTTATCATTACATTTGTAATCTAAACTTTAAACTTAATCATACAACAGCTCTTTTGATTTTCTATTGGAACTTTGAACTACACCTCCGCCAATAGCATTGATAAGGAATAAATGGAAATCTATGCCAGAGTTGAGATACTCATCAGATAGGTAGGTGTTATCCATAGGGTGCATATGAAGGTAAATAACTTATGGATACTGCGAATAGTGTGAATAAGCAGAGTGTTACTCCTCATTGGAAGTAATTCACTACACTACACTTCGTTTCACTATTGATTATTTTTTTTTTAATCCGTAGTGTCAGGAGGTGTAGTGTATCCTTTTGGAAGTAAGACGACACAGAGAAAGCATATAGCATAAGCAGACAGCATAATTGCAATTACTGCAATACTAAATAATCATACAATTTATTGGAAATATCAATTATTATTACTATATTTGTAGTAATAAAAATAAATGCTATGATAAAAGAAACATTAGTAGACAACAACACAACTGCACAATTAGAAGTTTGGTTTACAGAAAAAAGCACAATTAGATTGTATATTTCAGATAGTGAAGACCCTTCTAATTATTATTCATCAGAATACATTGATTTAGATGCCGATGATACTGATTATCTAATCAAAAAACTTACAGAATTAAAACAAAATTTTAAAAAAGCTAAGTAAAACAGCGCTTTCAAAAATTTATTTATATATATCTGTATATAAAAGTAAACAAAATGGCAACAACAAAACAATGTTCAAAGTGTGGTAAGCATCAACCACTAACACAATTTCACAAAAGAGCAGCATCTCCTGATTTATTGCAAACAAACTGCAAAAGTTGTGTAAAAGAAAACAATAAAAATTTTAGACAAACAAAGCCTACTTACCAAATTGATTGGCAAAGAAAGAATCATAAGAAGTGGTCAGCATATTGTAATCAATGGGCTAAAGAGAATGTATGTGCAGATGATAGTAAATCAGCAGTGTATTTGATAATCAACCCAGAGCAACGTGTATATGTGGGGAGCACCCAAACTCTTTTCAGTTATAGAAGAAATGCACATAAGAAAGAATATAAACTAAACAATGGAGTAATGCCATACTTACATCATTCATTTGATGTTTATGGTTATGATAAACATAAGTGGGTTATATTGGACATGGCTGGTACTGATAAGGAAACACTTAGAAATATTGAATACACAATGATTAACCACTTCCATCAGTTAGGAATGAGTTTGAATAAAAGATTAAAATAATATGAAAGAAAAGAAACAATATAAGATGGTTCAATTAGATGAAGAACTGCATCGTTATTTAAAAGAATATTGCCAAAGACACGGATTCCAAATAAAAGGTTTTATTCAGGCATTAGTTCGTCAGGCATTAAAAGATAAAAAAAGATAATATGAAAAGAATTAAAATAGGTGATTGGGTAGAAGCGCTTATATATGTTGTTACTTTTGGAATGGGTGAGCATATTGCATTAGCAATTGCTAAACTATTCGGAAAGAACTCATGCGGGTGCTGCGAAAGGAAGCAGTGGTTAAATCGATTAACTAACCCACAATATGATGGGGAATGTAATGCAATTAAGTTATAAACATAAAAACAAAACAAATGGAATTAGTAAAAGGAAATTTAGACGGAACAGAAAACATCGATGAGAATAGTGTATATCTCATTGATTTTACAAAAATCACATCAGTAAATGACCTGGTGTTAATCTTAGCATCAGTAGGGTTTAGTTTCTCACCCAAACATCCGCAGTTTCAGAACATCAAACAATTCTTAGCATTGGATAATCCTATTCCAATTAATATGCCACAACAACCAAAGCAAGCAGAAATTAAATTACCTAAATTAAAAAGAGTAGATAAGTAATGGAAACAACAGCAACTACATTACCACCAACTGATAGGTTTTATCCATATAGTGAGTCTGAATTCATTGATTTAAGAAATACAATGATGAATATTACAACTCACATTCCTCACGATAAGATGAGTTGGGTATGGAGTAATTATCTAAAGATAAGTGGAACTAGAGAACCTCAACCTTGCAGTTGTGGCTCAGCTGCAGGACATTGGAGAAGAGCAGCAGATGGAATAAGAGGATTTATCACATCAAAAGAATCATTATTATAAATGAGTAACGAAGTGACTAGCAGTGTGGCATTGGAATGTAATAGAAGATTAGAAATCCTTTTCAAAGAATCTCATACGTGGCTATCGCAAGTTAGTTACAATATTACAAAGAATAGAGAGGAAGCTGAAGATTTAGTAGGCGAACTTTATGAATATCTACATAGAAAAAAGAACACTAAGTTATTCTATTTGAACTCATATAATCTAATGTATTGTATGGCGTTTTTGAAACACAGATGGATAAATAAAACAAAGAAGTTAAACCGATTACAATATCAGGAAGAGATTACAGCTGATGGACCTGTTGAAGAATATGATGTTGAAAGAGATGTGGCTATAATGAAAGCACATGAAGCAGTGATGAGTGAAATAGAAAGGTTAAAGAAAACAAAACATTTCGCACCTGCTATGATATACGAAATCTATTGGACTTCAGATGATACTCTGCAAGAAGTAGCAGATAAGATAGGAATAAGTAAATCGACTGTATTCATAAACATTAAAAAAATAAGAGCACACTTAAAGAAGATAATAAACAATCCATTTATAGATTAATCAGTTATAATGAGAATAGAAATCCTAACTTGTATTCACTGCGGTGAAACAAAAGAGATTGAGCAGAAACACAAACATACAACAAAAATATGTAAGCAGTGTAGAAATAAAGCAGCTAATGAATACAATAAGATAAGAGCACTGAAAAATGGTAGAAGACCAGGCACAACAGGCAGAAGGCCTTATCCGTTAAGAGATGGATATACCTTAACAGGTCCACTATTCAAAGCAATGGCTAGTAAAACATTTAAATGTAAGACTAGAGATGAATGGAGAGCATTGATGAAAGAAAGATTAGAAGAAGTATTCAAAAATGATGAGTTATGTCATTGGATATTTGCTCACAACGATGATAAACCAAAGAATAAAAGAGAAACAAAGATAAAATTGGATTATCCTGATACAAGAAACTATTACGAAGAATAAAACAAACAATTATGGCGCATTCGCAACAACAAGCATTTATGCAAAGCGTAAGGGATAGATTCCCACACAAATTTAGTGGTGTAAGAGTATTAGATGTAGGCTCTTTGGACATCAATGGAAACAATAGATATCTTTTTACCAATGCGGAATATACTGGCATTGATATTGGTAATGGACCAAATGTAGATGTAGTAAGTAGAGGACACGAATTCAAATCAAACAAACTATTCGATGTAACCATTTCATCAGAATGTTTTGAGCACGATGAGTATTGGGTTTTGACATTCGCAAATATGGTAAGATTAACAAAGGAAGGCGGTATGGTAGTATTCAGTTGTGCATCAGCAAATAGACCAGAGCATGGAACGAGAAGAACATCACCGCAAGATTCACCATTCACATCACAAATCGAAAACGATTATTATAAAAATTTAAATAGAGAAGATTTCGAACACTTTCCATTGGATATATGGTTTAGTGAATACGAATTTAAAGAAAATAGAAACCCTGATGACCTTTACTTTTGGGGAATAAGAAGCAAATCTAAAATCGACTAATATGATATCAGTAATAATGCCCACAATGTGGCAAGGAAGAGAAGGGATAGAAACAATAAGAGCACTAAACGAAATCAAATCCGTAGGAGAGATAATCGTAATAGATAACACACCAGATGAAATACATTTAGAAGATTTCAAAAAGGTAGTACACATAAGAGAAGGTAAGAACACCTATGTAAACCCTGCATGGAACAAAGGATACCGATTAGCAAAGTTCGACAAACTTCTTTTTGTAAACGATGATGTGGAAACCGATTGGAGTTTTGTAGATAAGTTAGAAGAATACATTACGGAAGATAGAGGAATGATAGGAGCAGGTGTGACCTGTTGGCAAGGACCACATCGTAGTGGTGGAGTAGCACCGATTAAGAATAGACCTAATTGTTATGGTTGTGTATTTGCTATCCATAAAAACTCTTATGTAGAAATACCTGAAGATTTAAAAGTACATTACGGAGATGATTGGTTGTTCAACAAAAGCGGAAAGCAGAACTATGAAATAACGCATTGGAAAATGAGTGGAGAATCCGAACAAACAAGCGGAAGAGCAGAATTCAATCCAATAAAGGAAGAAGATAAAAGATTATGGTTCAGCAAATACCAGTAATACAAATGGACTGGATGTGGGTAAAAGATAAAAGGATTTATATGAACACAATACCATATACACATAACCATCACATAGTCGTAGTAGACGAAGATGATAACATATGTGGATTTTGGTTATTAGAAAGAGTAGAAAGGGATGAAAGATAATAAAAAGGAAAGAGACCCACTATGGGAATTAATATTAGCGTATATAGGATTACTATTTGGATTTAGTATATTAGCAATGGCTATGGATATGCTATTGACAGTTTGGAAAGGGCTCTTTGAATAATATATACATATATATCCATCAACTACAAACCCAATAGGTAGATGTTAAACTGTTATGATATTTAAATAATAGGATTTAATATGGGATTTCAAAAAGGACATAAACTGGCAACTGGCAGACCAAAAGGCGCAATCAATCGTTCAACTGAAATGATGAAGCTGACAATTGCAAGAGCAGTAGATAATACATTGAACACACTATCAGCAGACTTAGAGAAAATCAGAAAAGACGACCCGGAACGTGCAATCGAATTAGCACTGAAGTTAATGGAATTTACTTTACCTAAGTTGAGTAGAACAGAGATGAGAGCAGAGATTGACCAAAGGATACAATCTATATCAGTAAACATTACGAAGAGTGGAAGTAAAGATTAATACTACTGTAACATTTGAGAATCTATTAGAAAGTAAACATCGTGTCACTCAACACATTGGTGGAACACGTAGCGGTAAGACATACGCTATTCTTCAATATCTTATCGTTAAAGCGATTGAAAGTACGCAGACCATAACAATAGTAAGGAAAACAATTCCATCGCTTAAAAGGACTGTAATGAAGGATTTCAGCGATATACTTAAAAGCCTGAATATCTTTAGAGAAGATGATTTCAACATAACGGACAGAATATGGCGATATGGTGATTCAATCATTCAGTTTGTATCTACTGATGATGCTGAAAAGCTTAGAGGTATTAAATCATCTATACTATTCTTAGAAGAGTGTTCTGAAATAGATGAAGAATCAGCATTCCAATTAATGATTAGAACAACAGGTCAAATTATAATGGCATTGAATCCAACGGTATCACCATATCATTGGGTAAGACAAATGAAGGATTGCGAAAGATTTGTAACAACATATAAGGATAACCCATTCTTAGAAGAATCAGTAGTCAAAGCAATTGAAGATTTACAACACACAAACCAAAAGAAATGGTTGATATATGGTAAAGGTGAATACGCACCCAATGATAAAGCCATATTCCAATTTGAAACATGCGGACATTTTGAATCTGATTTCGTTGGATTCGGAATAGACTTTGGTTTTAGTAATGACCCAACTGCATTAGTAGCAGTATATAGGACAGGCGATAGAATCTATTTAGAAGAGCATTTATACGAAAAGGGATTAGTAACATCTGATATTGCTGATAGGTTAAGGAAGTTAGATATTACAAAGAGTGAAGAGATATGGGCTGATTCAGCAGAACCAAGGCTAATTGAGGAATTATATCGTATGGGTTTTAATATAAAGCCTGTAACAAAAGGAAAGGATAGTATTAAGTTTGGTATTAATGTAATGAACAACTATAAGATATTTGTGCATAATAAATCCCAAAACCTAATCAATGAATTATACTCATATCAATATGCAACTGACAAATATGGTTATGTTACGGATACACCAGAAGGGGGCTTAGACCACTTAATCGATGCAGCACGATATTGTTGTATGATGAAACTATCACAAAAAGCAGTTAACAAAGGACAATATTCAATATCAATACGATGAGTCAAATATACACATCAGAAGAAATAAGAGAACTACTATTATATGTAGCACAAACTCAACAACAAAACGAAGAGTTGAAAGCCAAAATCATTGCTATGGATGCAATGCTGAAAAACGAAATGGCTAAAAACAAACAATTAAAACAAATATTAAATACATACACAGCATGAAACAAACATTAACATTAGAGATACCAACAACGTGGAAAGATGTAACTCTTAAACAATATCTTGCATTGCAAGCAGATTTAGAAGCATATAGAGATGAGGAAGAAGCACAAGTTGCATTAATGTTACATCACCTATGCGGACTAGAACCTGAATATATAAAGGGGTTATCATCTGAATCATACTTAAAGTTAAAAAGCAGATTAGCTGAATTTATATCACCTGAAACTATTGAATTACAACCATTTGTTACAATAGATGGAACTGAATATGGATTCGAACCTAATTTAAGTAAGATGGCTTATGGTGCTTATGCTGATATTACTCAATACGATACTATACAAATCGATAAGAATTGGGCAAAGATAATGTCCATATTATATAGACCAGTTACAAATAAGAAAGGTAAGATGTATTCCATCCGTCCATATGATGGAGATATAGAGGAAACTAAATGGTTAGGTGTTAATATGGAAGTTCATTGGGGAGCGCTGTTTTTTTTTGTTCATTTACAAACGGACTTACTGAAAGATATGCTGAACTCTTTGAAGGAAGTGGAGCTTCCTCACAACATGAGGTCAATTTTTCAAAGAAGTGGAGAGCTTATTCAACTATCATTCAACTCGCCGATGGAAAGATTAAGGAAATCGATGAAGTAGTAAAAGAACCGCTTGAGAAGTGTTTATTGTATCTAGCGTATAAATCTGATAAAGCTCAGTTAGAAACTTTATTACACAAAGAAGCAATGAAAAAGATAAGCGGTTAAATACTTCTACCATTTTTAATCTAAACATTGTTAAGTCTATAAAGAATTTATTATGCCTTGGTCAAATAGTAGAAATGGTGCTTTAAGATATTCAGTAAACAGGGAGAATAACTCTGGCTACTATATCGGGCCAACACGTGGTTTATCTTCTCCTAAGAATAGCAGAAGAGCGTGTTTGTGTTTAGATTCTGACACGTATGATGTTAGATGTTGTCAAGGTGCATTAATGCAACAGGGTATTGGACAAATAGAATCACCAAACAGAACTAAAGGTGGTGCATTTAGTGATGGTTACTCTGATGGATTTGATATCGTTTTAGATTAAAATAAAAATATAACATGGCAGAAATTTCAAAACAGGCCTTAAAGGTAGAAAACAATACGCAATTTCCTAATAATAATAATGGACAGATTACTCCATCACGATTAAGGGGATTCAATACAGATATGATAGACTCATTAGTTGATGAGATATCATATAATGCTGATAGTGCTTCGTTTAATCAGAGAATACTTGAATTAGACCCATCTGCATCAGCAGAAGCAATTAATAACTTAGAGTTATTTAGTGCATCAGCAGATGCTCGTTTAGATGCTTTAGAAGCAGCAACATCATCATACGCAAACTCTGCTTCAGTAGCAGCGGTAGATAATGCACAAAATCAAAGATTGAATTCATTAGAATCATTTACTGCATCATTAGATGTAACATATGTAACTCAAACTGAATTAGCAGCAGCAACAGGGGCATTGCAAAATAGTATTGATACAAAATTAAATACTTCTTCTTTCAACGCATTTACACAATCATACATAAATGCTAGTGCATCATTTGATAGTAGAGTAGATGCATTAGAAGCATTCAGTACTTCATTAGATACAAACTTTGCATCACAAACTGAATTTAACGCATTCACACAATCAATAGATGGTAGAGTAGATTCAATAGAATCGTTTACTGCTTCGATAGCAGGTACTAACGCATTCACACAATCAGCAAATCAAAGATTAAACTCAATTGAAGCACAAAGTGGAAGTTGGGTAACTGCAGCAATTACTGCATCATCATTGATAACTGCATCATTTAATAATGGAACTCGTAACCTTACATTCACAAAAGGTGATAACTCTACATTCGCAGTAAATATACCTGATATCACAGGCTCTATATTGCCAGCAGGAACTATTTCAGGTTCACAGCAAATAACTAATTTAGGATTTGTTAGTTCTTCTATTACCGCATCAACAATAGTAACTGCATCTGCTAATAACGCAACAATCACATTTACAAAAGGAGATGCAAGTACATTTAGTGTAACTGTAGCAACAGGTAGTGCAGTTAGTGCATCATACGCTGAAAATGCAGCAACCGCATCATTCGCTAGAGATGTAATTGTTTCAGCTATAAACGCTAACCAATCAACTCTACCTATTGGTACTGTTGTAAGAATTAGTGGAGCAACAGGAGATAATCCGAGATTCAATACCGCATCTTATGATAGTGAAGCAAATTCATCTAATACACTAGGTATATTAGCAAACACTGCGGTTAGTGGTGATTACGCTGATATTACTGTAATTGGTAAAGTAATTGGTGTGAATACTGCCGGAATGAATGCAGGTGATTTAATTTACCTATCTTCTTCAGGTCAATTTACAAACGTAGCACCACAAGCACCTTTAAACATAGTAACCCTTGGTGAAGTACTAAGAGTACAATCAAACAATGGTTCAATATTTGTTAATGTTAGTAATGGATGGGAATTAAACGAATTACATAACGTTAGAATAGTATCAGAACAGCAAGGTGATGTATTGGTATATGAAGCAAGTTCTTCTTTATGGAAAAACCAACCATCTTCATCATTTGCTAAAGCAGATACATTTAATGCATTTACTGCATCACAACAATTATTAAATGCTAGATTCGCAACAACAGGCTCAAACTTATTTGATGGTAGTAATACATTCATTAATGGACTAACTACATTTTTTACTCCTATTGTATTCCAAAACACATCAGGCGTACAAAACTATTCGGGCTCAGCTATTACATTTGGATTAAGTTCTACAACAGGCTCTAACTATACACTTAAATCAAATCCTTTTGAGCCAGTATTATTGATTACAAGAGAATCGGATAATGCTAAACCAATTCAAATGGATTGGAGAGATAACAAAGTAACTCTTGCTGAAAGTGGTGCAGTTGAAATCGCTCCATCAGCATTTGGTGGATTTAAAGTAAATACAACCGCATCATTCTATGGTAGAAACGTATGGATGATTGCTGATGGATTCACATCATCATTAGCATATGTAACCGCATCAGTAAGTGGAAGTAATTCAAACTTAATATTTAAAAACAACGCATTAACTACTGCAACTATTGTTAGTGGTAGTTCAAACATATTCCAATCACCAGGTGCAGCAACTGCTACATTCAATAGATACGTTGGTGGTGGTAATAATATTTTTATTACTTCAGGCTCCGTTCCACAATTGACTGGCTCGTTGAGTATATCGCCTGTAATGAACGCAAATATAATTAATGGAGCAGGTACTATCTTTATGAGAACACCTGTTAGTTCATCAGCATATACTATATCACATAATACTATAAATGGTGGTAATATAAACTTTGGTTCTGCAGCAGCAACATCTTTTGTTTCAGCATCAGCAGGATTAAACTTTACAAATAACTTTAGTAATGCAACAATACAAGCAGTTGCAAATAAAACTACATTAGTAAACGCACCTAATATTCAGCTGAATAACTTAGGCGGAGCACTAGTCCTTAATATGGATAGTTCATCTATTGGATTTGCTAGTAATAACTTACAAGGTAATTTAACTATAAATAACTTATATAGTGGCTCAACTGCAGCTGGTAATTTTGTAAGTGTTGCAAATGGTTTATTTGTTGGTTCTAACTATTCATTAGTTGCAAGTGGTAGTAATACTACATTGACTACACCTAGACAATTTGCAAATAATGTAATGTTAGGTTCAGCACACTCTGCATCAGCAAACTTATTAGGAGATAACTCAAACTTAAATAGTGTTGCTTTAATCGGACATGGCTTAAACGTAACAGGCTCATCAGCATTACAAACTGCAGCAACACAGGCAGCAGATAGAGGAACTGTAATCGTTGGTAGATTTAATACCGATGTATTATCAAACAACACTGTGTTCGTTGTAGGTACAGGTACTTCAACTTCAAGCAGAAGAAACGGATTATTAATTGATTCGGGCTCTAACGCTTTCTTAAGCGGAAGTTTAAACGTAGCTGGAGATTCATCATTTACAGGCTCTATGAACTTCTTATCTGGAAGTGCAAGTGGCAGTGTTGTAACAAACGTTGGTGATACATTTACAGGTACGGCAGCAGTAACAAAAATAATTTCATTGAGTTCTGCTGAATATTTAGCAATAGTAACTAAAGACCCAAATACATTATACATAATAGTTTAATATGAGTATAGCATTAGCAAGTTCAACAATTAGTAGTATATACTTAGGTTCATCTACTGTAAGTTCTGCATACTTAGGCAGCACTCAAGTATTTGGTGTAAGTGGTAGTAACCCCGTAACATCTAATAGATTGTTGGAATTGAATAATACAACATCATCATATTCTGGAAGTGGAACTGTATGGTATGATATAAGTGGAAATGGAAATAATTTTACATTAGTAAATTCGCCAACATTCAGTTCTATTGATGGATTTTTATTTGCAAGTAGTTCTCAGCAATACGCAATATTACAATCAGGTAGTGCATTGCAAAACTATTTAACAGGAAGTGTTAGAGGTGGGTTTACTTTATTTGCAGATATCACACCTACGTCTGGTTCTTTTTTAGACCCAGAAGGAGCGATTGTAGCAGGTTGGAAAGACCAAGGAACTGTTTATAAATTTTTATTTGAACTTAATTCTGCAGGTTTAGGTAATACAATAGAATCTGCTGTAAACACAACCCCAACAGGTGTTACGGGTAATAATTCAAATAGTATAAGTAGAGGTGTAAGAACTATATTGACACTTGATGTAGATTCTAGCGGAAATAAAAATGTTTATGCAAATAATATTTCAATAACGAATGCACAAACTGTTCCAAACGAAAATTGGGACCCAGATGACCCACCAATTACAATAGCATCTAGAATAAATAATTTGGGCAACGTATTTAACTGGTTTAATGGTAGAATAAAAACTGTAATAATATACAACAGAACGCTTACATCATTGGAAAGAACTGCCGTATATGATTATATTTTCACACTTTAATAAAAAAAATTACAACTTTTCAAACAATATATGTTAAATAATTAAATAATTAATCATTATGAACGCAAAACAAGTCCTAAATAAGATAATTACACTTTTGACAAAAGATGAAGTAGAATTAACTTATGCTAGATTAAAAGACGGAACAATCGTAGAATCAGCTACTTTCGATGTAGGTGAAGATTTGTTCGTAGTATCAGAAGATGGTACTAAAACTCCAGCTCCAGATGGTGAGCATGAGTTAGCATTGAAAGATGAATCAGGCGAAGAAAACTTAATCAAAGTTATCACTAAAGACGGTAAAATCGTTGAAAGAGAGAATGTTGAAGTTGAAATGGCTGATGCAGAAACTGCTGAAGTGAAAGACCTTCCACAATCTAACATCGAAGAAGAAGCTAATAAAGTAAAAGATATCGATTCTCCAGCATCAAATGATAAAGGATTAAAGCCTGCATCTATGATGGCAGAGGTAACTGAAGAAGTTGACCCTAATATGCCTGAAACTGATGGAGAGCCAATGGAAGATGAAGCACCTGAAATCGAAATAGAATTAGGTGATATGAAAAAGAAGATGGAAGAAATGGCTTATCGTATCGAAGAAATGGCTAAGAAGATTGAATCAATGGAAGCCGTTAAAGAAGAAGTAGTAGACAAAGAAGCAGATATCGAAGAGGAATTACCTAAATTAGATGGAGCTCCTGTTGAAACTAAAATGAGTTCAGAAAAATCAGAAGTAAAATTCGGTAAGAAAGTTGCGAATACGCAAGACAGATTCTTATCTAAACTTTATAAATAAAATTATTAAAAAAATCTTTTAAAAAAGGTAACAATGAAAAAATTACAAAATTTCGCTCAGCCTACAATTACTACAACCTATGCGGGGGAATTCGCAGGTCAGTATATTGCTGCAGCGCTTTTGTCAGCTAGAACGCTTGACAACAAATTGATTACCATTCACCCAAATGTAAAATTTAAAGAAGTTTTACAAAAAGTAGCGGTTGATGGTATCGTACAAGACGCATCTTGCGACTTCGTAACTTCAGGTAGTGTTGTATTATCTGAAAGAATCTTAGAACCAAAAGAATTGCAAGTTAACTTACAATTATGTAAGCAAGAATTCGTAGATAGCTGGGAAGCTTTACAATTGGGCTATAGCGCATTTGATTCTATTCCTGCTAACTTCAACGATTTCTTAATCTCTTATGTAGGTGGTAAAGTAGCAGAAGCAACTGAACAATCTATTTGGAGAGGAACTAACATCAATGGTCAGTTCTTAGGATTCGAATCTGCATTCTCTGCTTCTATCGCAGCAGGTGGTGCAACAGCAGTATTGCCAGCAAGAAGCACTGGTGGTTCTTCAGCAATCATCTCTGGTAGTGTAACTTCAGCAAACGTATTATCTAAATTGGATTCAGTAGTATCTACTATTCCTGATACAGTTTATGGTAAAGAAGATGTATTGTTGTATGTTTCTACTGATGTAGCTAAAGCATATCAGCAAGCATTAGCAGGTGGTGCTATCGGTGCAAACGGATGGAATAACCAAATGAACGTTGGTGAAAAACCATTCAACTTCAATGGTATCGAAATCGTATTGTGTCCAGGTATGAGTTCTTCTAAGATTGTAGCAGCTCAAAAATCTAACTTATTCTTCGGTACAGGTCTTTTATCTGACCACAACGAAGTAAGAGTGTTAGACATGGCTAACTTAGATGGTTCTCAAAACTACAGAATCATTATGAGATACACTGCAGGTGTTCAGTTCGGTATCGGACAAGATATCGTTTACTACGGCGCTTATTAATCATTAACTAACAAATTAAACTTAACAGAATATGGCTTGTAATTTATCAGCTGGAAGAAACGAAGTATGTAAAGATAGTATCGGTGGTTTAGCCGGAGTGTACTTCTTAAACTATACTACCGGGTCTTTCACTAAGAACGGAAGCGGCGAAATAACCGCATTTCCTTCTGGTAGCACAGTTTACTACTATCAGTTAAAAGGAACAAGTGCATATACTGAAACCGTGAATAGCTCAAGAGATAATGGTACTACATTCTTCAACCAAGAATTAGTATTGAACTTGAAGAAATTGACTAACGAAATGACTACTCAATTAAAGCTTATGGCTTATGGTAGACCTCAAATCGTTGTTTGGACTACAAACGGAGATGCATTGTTAGTTGGTGAGCAAGAAGGTGCAGATGTAACCGCAGGAACAATTCAGACAGGTGCAGCTATGGGAGACCTTTATGGTTATTCTGTAACATTCACAGGTATGGAGAAATTACCAGCAGCATTCATCAGCGGTTCAACTCAAACTAATCCATTCGCAGCATTAACAGGTGCAGGAGCACCGACTGTTGTGTACGGAACTAATAGCTAATCAGTATAGCATTATAAAAATATTAAACCCTACTCTTAATTGAGTGGGGTTTTTTATTTGCCAACTATTTTTACTTTTATATGTGTTAAATATAGAAGAACATAAACTATTACGAGATAATGCTTACTTATTTTATATCTGGCAGCAATGGATACACAATTAGAACGAGTCAGAGCCCATCTAATTCGTTCACAATGTCATTACAGGATATGTTGACACAAACTAATTCAACTGCTTCAATCGCATCTGCATCATATAATGCATGTGAGAGTATGGTTTCATTTACAGCAAGTATTGTAGGTGCTTATGTAGGACAAGAGTTTAGAGCTACATTGACAAATGGAACTACTGAATTATGGAATGGTAGTATTCAAATATTTGGTTCTCAATCAGTATCTAAGCCTGAATACATTAACCAAATCCCTATTAATAGTGGCTCAATCTCAGCGGATAGCTCTAACGAATATATTATAATGAACTAATATGAAGAAAGAAGTAAATTTATCGGTTTTTAATGTAAGTGGTAACAATGCATTGCCAGTTGTTACTGAAGATACGAGAACACGATATGCATGGATTCCATTTGGTATCCACGGACACGATGATTTCTTTGATGCAGTTAATCTTGCATACAATCATTCAACAACCAATGCAGCTTGTGTAGAAGGTATTGCAGATTTAATCTATGGTAAAGGATTATACTCAAAGAGAGAAGATGTAAATCTAATGTTGCAAAAAATCCTACCACAGGAAGATGTTAAAAGAGCAGCATTCGATTTAAAACTATTTGGTAATGCTGCATTCCAAGTTTATTGGAACGCTGAGCATACGAAGATAATTAAGTTTTATCACGTGCCA